GTCTTGTGGTGATCAATGATTACAAATTTTTCTGTGTCTACTAACTCAGTAATTTCCTTCGGAACGTAAAGATCAGTAATAAACACTTTATCATACCAATCAATATTAGCATACCACCCTTTAAACTCTCCTGCAAAGTCATTAACCTTGTCCTTTCTAACCTCCTTAATATCAAAGGTTGTGTATTTGTCTCTATATAGGAATTTTAATAGAAGAGCACTACCAGCTCCATCAAGATCACAATCTGTCCATACACAAATTCTCATTAATATATATTTATTAATGAGATTAATATTTTCAACCGGTGAAAGCAGCTAGACTCTTAAATGATTCATCCTCAAAATCATCTACATCATCAGCCTGAGTAATAGTCAAAGTAGTATAGTCAATTCTCATAGGCTGAGTATGACCTCTCATACCATACCTATTCTTCATCATACCTAACCTAATAATACCTAACTCTCGATCTTCTTCGTTCTGATAAATCGATACAATTACGTCAGCAGTAGCAGCTAGATTGATACTCTCTGAGATAGTCGATAGTTCTGGATTATCATTACCGAATCCACTACGATTTAGCTGAGTACAACTAATAATAGGGCAGTTATAGGTATAACTCATAGCCCTTACCTGCTCAGTCACATGCTTTATTCGTTCATATGAGTTACTACCAATAGTAGAATGCATTAGATTAAGATAGTCTAGTACAATAGCATCAATCTTAACACCGCTATCAGTCATTTTCTTAACAAACGCATTTAACTGATTAGGTGTAATAGTAGATGGCGGAAACTCTTTGATATAAAGATTACCAGCACCCTGTTGACTACAGTCTGCAATCGATTGACGTAAGGTATATGCATTAGCTGCTAGATCACGAATAGGAATCTGAGTTAAATTAGAGCATAACCGTCGAGCATACAGTAGCTCTGACATTTCTAGAGTAATAAGCAGTACATTCTTACCCTGCTTAACCATATTAGAAGCGATATTACCGAGAAAGATAGACTTACCGATATTAGTCTCGCCAGCAAACACATATAACGCTCTACCCGACTCTAGAAACCCGCCATTTAATGCTTCATCAAGCCAAGGCCAGGTACTTGGTATAGTACTATTAACAAGACTAAGATCATCAATAATAGTATTGATATTATTAAAGAGATCTAGACCCATATCAGTAACTAGACTGATATTACAAGCTTTTTCAAACTTATCGAGAGCTACCGTAGTATCAACAGTGCCTTTCGCTACATCTTCAGCGATACTAAGCATAGTATGATATACTGCCTTCTCTTTTAGGAAAGTCTCCGTATTATCATACAGTTCATCCTTATTAAGATTCTTATCTATGTCATTAAATGACTGAACTAGAGTCTTAAACGTAGCTTTAAGCTCATCTGTTACCAGATAAGACTTAATCTCAGTAATAGTAGGTGCTTTCTTCCTCGCATCATTAAACTCCTTAATGATGTTAAAGATAGTAGCAATACTTTTAGTTTTAAAGAATTCGGGCTTTACATGATCTACGATAGATGCTAAATATGCAGCGTCAGACAACGCCTTATATATGATAATATGTTCAAAGAAACCTAAATCGAGCTTACTCACTTCTTTATTATAATATGGTTCGTAATGAATGCTATACAGTTAACTTTTTGCCAGCATATTGCTGATATTTTGATAAGAACCACTTTTGACCCTCTAAAAACTCAGGAGTAAACTCTCTAAGTCCTGGTGAAGCGTGAGTTATTAAAATATCACCAACACCAACCCTTAATTTAGCAAGACTAGCATCTAAACAGAACGAAAGGTCATACATATGGAACTTTGACGGACAGGTTTCATCAAAGGTTACTTTATCAAACACAGTCTTACTTACAGATAGAAAAACACCATCAGCTAATACTACAGGACTCGGAAAAGCTCCAAAACTAGTCATATGTTTGTTATTAGCGTCACCATGCGATACAGCACCACGTAAGCTACCTCCTTGAAAGCCTCCACCCATAAGATGCCATAATATAGGCTCTTGAATAGTGCACTCTATTGTACCAGCTACTCCAACAATATCATATTTCCTGTGTAGGTCTTGTAACCGGTATAGAAAGTCTGTCGATTCAATAATGACATCATCATGACACAGTACAACAAAGTCAACATCTTCCTGTTTACCGAATTCTAGAGCTTTATTATATACTTTAGACAATGACTCCTTATTATTCTCTTTGAAGAACCATTTTTCAGTACTAGAGTTAAATAAAAGAGTGTCTTTTTTGCTACCTTTAGTAGCGGAGAATAGAAAATATTTCATACAAACAAGAAAGGTGATTTAGTTTTAAACTTACCGACTGATTTCCACATATCATAGTTTTCACCCACTGCAATCCATGGATCATAGTTTTCAATCATTAGGATTTCTCCCTCTTCAAGTAGCTTATAGTCTCTACCAGGTAGAGTAGAGAAAGAACCACTACTATGATAGTGTAAAAGTGATCCCTGACGAGCAAGATAGACTGTATTAGTACTTGTATTTACAATACAAAGAGCAAACGTACCTTCAAGAAGTTCTAATACTTTAGTAACTACATCAATAGGTGGCGGCGACTTACCGTCTTCAGTATCACCTGTAGAAAACTCCTGCAACATACTAGCTATTACTGATGTATCGACAGGATTAACATTCCAAGGAGTATATTCTTTATTAAGACTCTTCCAGTTAGTCAAGACACCGTTATGAAGTACCATCCAGTTCAAAGACTCAAAGGGATGCGAGGTATCTTGCGACCAATTACGTTTAGACGATGTAGGTGCTTGCATATGACTAATAAAAAAGTCAAATGAGTCATCTATCTTAATCTTATTAAACTCAATAATACCTTCCTGCTTGTGAACATACTGCTTGTCATAGTTATATAAACCTAGTACGCTACTAGCAAATGTTCCTCTCTCGACATTTGCTTCATATAAGACCTCTAACTTAGATAAGGTATTAGCACCAATAATTGAACACATATATATCTAATGATAATTGTATTCTAGATATTTTCTACTTAAAAAGCGTAGTTTCAATAAATAATGGTATATGAATTTTAACGATTTAGTTAACCGTTCTCAGATAGTTAGTGAAGGCAAGGTCTCACCTTACGGAGTTAAAACCCCTGTTTTTAAGGATATTACTAAACGGTTAAAAACTGCAGGCGCTTCTTCTCCTCCTTGGGACACAATGCAAGTAATTATTAATGTGTTAAAAAGACTTAAAATAATCAGTAAAGAGGATGAAGCTAATTGGATATCTAGTCAAGGTTTTAGTCTCAAAAAGAATGCTTTGTTGGGATTTATCGATCTATACAAAGAAGATATAATACGTAGAGCTGAAGAAGTTAAAGAAACTATTGAGGACGAATTACCTAAATTTTTTAGGAGAGCTGGTACAAATCGTGGAGCTGCTAATGGTCCTAGTAGAGGTGAGACAAGATACGCTGCTAATCAAGCTGCTGAGGAAATGAAAGCTCAAGATAGAAAACAAAAGAATGAGGCTAAGAAACTAGCTAAAGAATTAAGACAGCAAGCTAAGAGTAAAGGTAACGGTAAAGGTCCTAGAGCGGCAGCTGCAGTTGAAGTTATTGCTACAGGTCTAGATGATTATGTAGCAAGAGGCTATGCTGCTGGTGAAGAAGTTATTTTGAAAGCTCACGCGGCTGAAGTTTTTAAAGAAATTGGAAAAAATCTAGGTAAAGAGGGTCTTGATATTGATCTAAAAAATCTTATCTCAGCAGCGAACTTCGTAGCTGATAAAATATCTACCTTAGACCAATTAAAGAGATTTGTTGATCAAGTAGGTCGTAAACCTGGTTTCGAGCTTATTGCTCAGTATCTTGCTGATATAATTAAACCAGTTGAAGATGTTATCTCAGCCTCTAAATCTGAAGATGAAGAGTCTAATGAATATGATGAGGAAAAAGCAGATGTTGATGGTGATGGCGAAGACGAGCCATGGGAAAAAGGACTAGCTAAGAAAAGAGGATTTACTGAATCCACTACAGCTGAATACCTTACTGAGCAAGTAAAGAAAGATAGATACAATAAGGCTTCTAATGAAGCCTCGTTATCATTTACTGAGAAATTTAAACCCAAGACTAGTTGGCAGCTACAAGAGTTGCGTAACTACGGTCTATAGGCTAAGCAATCTTCTTACACTCGTGCTTAGCGTACAAAGTATCGATATGTTCTTGTTGAATATATCGAATAGGGTCTTGTAGCTTTGCTTGTATAAACCCTGCTAACCTTAAGCTACTTGATGGTGTGGTAGCATCTGCAAGACCACTCTTATCATTTGAATAACAAGTCCAGGTATCACCGAAAGATACATCTAATCGTTTACCTTCGAGTATAATCTCCGACTTTGACATATCAATTAGAGGAGCTTCAATCTTAATTTGAGTCTGACGGTTAAGATTAAGGACATTATTAATGTTATCAATAAACTCTGTACTACCATCCCAGTAGCCAGCTGCCGAATCGATTTGAGCAGCTCCATACCATACAGTATCAGCTTTCATACTTTCAGCATATGCACAGCAGATAGATAGAAACATCATATTCCTAAACGGTACATATGATACAGGTTGCGCATCACCTGCAATTTTATTGATATCAGGATTATCAATAGTTTTATTAGTTAAAGATGAGGTAGGTGAGATATCTTTGATGTAAGTTACATCTAATAGTTTATTTGTAATGATACAGCCAGGATATTCTTTTTGTAGAGCTCTGATTTGGGTCTTAACACAATCAATCTCACGATTGTGTCTCTGACCGTAATCAAAGGTAAGAGTATGAATCTCTTTATAACCCTTGTCTGCAGCCATATGTAGGAGTACAGTACTATCTGCACCTCCTGAAAGTGCTAATACTAGTTTATTCATTTGTGTCATCGGTAAGTTCTTGGTCTAGTTCTGCTTCCTCATCCTGAGTTGGTTTAGAAGAGTATTTCCACTCTACATTAATCTTCTCTTCTAGTTGAGGTATAAGTACATTCTCCCATAGTTCCTTATCTTTACGAAAGTTACGATAAAATCCTAGCTTCTGACCGTTAGGTAACTGATAAGTCGCTCCTGTCTGTACAATAATATTGAAACCAGTCATTAAGTCAAGTAGACCGTAGTACTTGTTAAGACCATTAGTAAAGGATAGATACATTTCGACCTCAAGGTACTGTTTAATGAACCGATTCTTACGAGTTAGTGCTCGCAAAATAATACCTGAGTAACTTTTCTGACCAACCGTCAAGCTGCTATCTGTAGTCTTGCCTCCGTCATCTTTCAAAGGCTTACGAGCAATCTGAACAGTTACTGATGGTAGATAAATTACTGACTTGCCGCCGGGCATATTCTTTTCAATACTTGGAAATAGTTCTGCAGGATTATCATACACATGTGATGTAGCAATTACTGTTGTACGAGTATAAGCTCCAAGATTAGTAAGAGTTTGCATTAAGCTTTTCATCGCTCGTGCTTTACTACCCATATCAGCACTCGTGTTGTCTTTATCCATTCGTTTATACTCTAACTCAGACTGCAAGTTACTTAACGAGTCAACAGCGATAACAAATTGACCTTCAAGTTTCTTCTCTTCGACCTTTGTTAAGAAGTTAAAAATAGCATTACGAGTCTGTTCGATCGTCTTACACGGTACATATTTAACTTTAGTAATATCTAGACCTGCAGCAGTAGCACTATCTGGATCAACAGCGTTTTCTGAGTCAAAGATAACTACAGTCTTACCACCTTTTTGAGCATTAGCTAGTACCCTGAGCAAGAAACCTGTCTTAAAGGTTTGTGACTCACCAGCAAGTACAGTTACTCGTCCCATGGGAATACCCTTATAGCAAGATCCAGAAATAATTGCATTCAGAGCATACGACCCAGTATCAATCCAGCTATCAACTTGACTAAGAGTACTCTTATCTAGATAAGTAGCGTAAGGATTAATTTCATCTAAGCTGTCTAATGCGCTTTTAATATCTTTTTCCATACGTCATTATAATGTATCAGAGAATTAAATCAATAAAAAACGCCTAATAATCATTAGGCGTTACAGGAGGTTATGTTACTATATTTTAGTCTTCAAAAAGTTTAATAACTTCGGCTCCACCAGCTGGTGGTTGAGGACGAACACTATTAATGTTATTATATTGATTAATAATAGCAGAATCTAGAACTACATCTGACACTACGATATTAGCTTTGTTAAATACCCAGTTATTTTTATCGCGATGATCTTTATCAAGAAACTCAACAAAGATATACGGGAATGACTGAACCTGAATTTGTCCCGTTTCTTGATTAGGATTAACGTATACAATTACTGGATTGTTAATTGTAAGTTGAGTGTCGGTCTCTGATACTTTGTTACCGATAACGACGCGGCCGATTTGAT